CAAACATGACGAACTTGTTTTTATATTCTACAACCCGAAGACTCCCATGCCAGGAGCGAGGAAGAGAAGAGATGGAACAAAATTCACACATGGCGAATGGGCCGAGAAGCAAGGCTTTAGATATTTCACCGAGTATGACATCCCGTTTTCGTGGAGTGTTAGATAGCCTCTCGCTACTAGCTCTCCCTGTTATTATGTGTTACTTCTTGTTCGGAGGGCCGAGCCTCCATCTACACATGATAGCTTACTTTGAATCTATGGCTACCTATTACACTGACAGAGCTATTATCTGTGGCTCCTGGGATGATTAGTCTTTATGGTTCACTACAGCTTTGAGCAAGACCTTCTTCTAGCTGCTAAGACAGAGGAGCAGGTAGCTCAGTGGTTTTCTGATGAAGGCCATGAAGTAATAGAACTAAACAACGATTACCGCTACGATATAAAAGTAAAACTAAAGACTGGCGATGTCGTATTGATTGAAGTTAAAGAAGACTTTATGTGCAAAAGAACAGGTAACGTAGCAGTAGAGTTCCAGTGCCGTGGTAAGCCTTCGGGCATAGATAGAAGTGAAGCAGCGTACTACATCTATAAACTACATACACCTGAGGGGGAAGGATTGTTTGCTGTGTCTAGCGCAAGGCTTAAAAAGCTAATTGCCGGAGAGAAGTATCATTCAATCAAAGTAGGAGGGGATAGTGGGTCAGAAACTAAAATGTATTTGTTTGATATTGACACAATCAAAGAGAACTTTAAGAGTCTAACAATGGGTGACTAAGATGAAGCATCTAATAATACCAGACACACAAGTAAAGCCAGAGTATCCTATCGACCATCTGGAGTGGGCAGGTAAATATGCAGTAGATAAGAAGCCTGATGTTATAGTCCACTTGGGAGACCACTGGGATATGCCCTCACTGTCCACCTATGACGTAGGCAAGAAGAGCTTTGAGGGTAGGCGGTACACCAGTGATATACAGGCAGGGGTAGAAGCTATGGAGCTGTTCCTAAAGCCTATACGTAAAGAGCAGAAGAGATTAAAGAAAGGCAAGCGTAAGAGATGGAACCCTAGACTGGTGTTCTGCTTAGGCAACCACGAGCATAGGATAGAGAGAGCAGTAGAGTCAGATGCTAAGCTGGAGGGACTGATAAGCTATGATGATTTACAGCTTGAAGAGATGGGCTGGGAAGTCTATGATTTTCTTGAGCCAGTTATTCTGGATGGCATTGTATATAGTCATTACTTTACTAGCGGTGTTATGGGCCGTCCTGTATCTAATGCTAAGCTACTGCTTCAGAAGAAGATGATGTCGTGTGTCCAAGGCCACGTACAAGACAGAGACATAGCCTTCGCTAGGAAGGCAGACGGGGCAGCAGTAACAGGTATCTTTGCAGGTATCTACTACCAGCATGATGAGGATTATCTGACACCACAGACTAACGGTAGCTGGTCAGGTGTCTGGATGTTAAACGAGATAGATAACGGGAGCTTCGATGAGATGCCTGTGTCTATCAACTATTTGAGGAGTAAGTATGACACCTAAAGCTAAGCTATTGTTCACAGTCAATGATAGATTCCAGATATTAGCAGACAATTATTGCTATCATCTAGTAGAAACCTATAAAGGAATCAACAAAAAGACAAAGGAAGCAAAGGAACAACAGAGAACCAGTTACTATCCGTCACTAGAACAATGCCTAAGAGCCGTGAAGGACGTTGAAGTAAAGGAATGTACTGGGGTAGATGAAATCTTAGAAGCTCTCCAGCGGTCTTATACGGTCTCTCAGGAGGTTGCTAAGGGGATGCCTAAACCAGAAGGGAAATCAATATGAAAGTTAAATCAGACAAAGTAGCAGCAGGTTGCCTAAGTAACAACAAAGAGTACACAGTGCTGAGCAAAGGTGACAGAGATGCTGTCATTACCAACGACTTAGGAAAGCAGTGGATTATTCGCTTAGAAGGGGACTGTCACAACCTACACCCTGGAGCAACTTGGACTATCATCAAAGATAGCATAGACGATGCTACACCAGAGGAGTGGGATGAGGTAGCTAAGAAGCTAAGAGAAGAGAAGGATGAGGCACTATACAGAGAGGTAGTGCCGGAGTCAGACAAAGAAGTCGACAGTCCTGCACATTATAATACAGGAGCTGTCGAGTGTATCGAAGCTATTAGCTCGACACTAAGCGGTGAGGAATTCCAGGGTTATTTGCGGGGAAATGCGTTAAAGTATCTTTGGCGGTGTATGTATAAGGGTAAGACTAAGCAAGACTTAGAA